GACAACTGGCGGCACGTCTGTGACAGCCAACTCCCGGCCTGCAACTTTCCGCCTGAACTGCGGCACCTTTGATACGTCGGACATCACCGGCGCGATTGAAGGCAATGTGGTTGAGGGCGCATTGACGATAGCTGCGTAAGGTCGATTCATTCTACTTGAATGAGACAAATCACGGGGCAGGGCCTTTGCTACCCCGTTTTTGCGTTACGAGAGGTAGATATGGCAGCCCCTGAAGGCAACCAGTTCTGGAAGCTGCGCGCAAGCAGCGGCCCCAAGCTCAAGTATGAGACGGACGAAGAATTGCTTGTCGATTGTCTTGAGTATTTTGAGACCCGAAGCCAGATGATGATGAACGGCCAGCCCATGCCTTACACCATTGGGAGCCTCTGCATTTTCCTTGATATCACACAGGAAACATGGCGGACTTGGGCCAAGGAGCGAAAAGATTTATCTGCTGTCATTACGCGTGTGAACGAAATCATTGATGACCAGAAGCTCTCCGGAGCCATGGTAGGTAGCTACAATCACAACATCGTGGCGCGTGTCCTTGGATTGGCTGACCATAAGAACCACACGGGCGAAGTCACCGTGAACAAGATCGAAAGGCGCATCGTCAAACCCGATGGCTGACGGCGTTGTCCTTGCGATTGACACGGCGGAGGTCTTCGAGCCGCTGCTGGAGCCAAGACGCTACAAGGGCGCCTATGGTGGCCGCGGGTCTGGCAAGTCGCACTATTTTGCCGAGGCTTTGGTTGAGGCCGCTATGATGCAACCCGGCCTGCGTGCCGTTTGTATTCGTGAAGTCCAGAAGTCCCTGAGGGATTCGGCCAAGAAGCTGATAGAGGACAAGATCGAAGCGCTGGGCGTCGAGCATATGTTCGAGGTCCTGAACACCGAAATCAGGACGCCGGGTGGCGGCACTATTCTCTTTCAAGGGATGCAGGACCACACGGCAGAGTCCATCAAGTCGCTTGAAGGCATGGACGTTGCGTGGGTGGAAGAAGCCCAGACGCTGAGTGAGACCAGTTGGCGGATGCTTCGTCCGACCATTCGTAAGCCCGGCTCTGAAATCTGGTGTTCATGGAACCCGCGCCGGAAGATTGACCCGATTGACCAGTTCTTCCGTGGTCCGCAGGCCGCGAACGATAACGACATTGCGGCCGTGCAGGTCAACTGGTCTGAAAACCCATGGTTCCCTGAAGAGCTGGAGAAGGAAAGGCTCAGGGACCAGCGCAACGACCCGGACAGCTACGATCACGTCTGGGGTGGTGGATACGTCACAATCCTGAAGGGCGCTTATTACGCGGAAGCCCTGAAGGAAGCAGAGCGGGACGGGCGCATCACAAACCTGTCGAAAGACCCGAACCTGCGTGTGTGGGCATTCTGGGACATTGGCGGACCCGGCAAGAAGGCCGACGCCATGACTGTGGTGATTGCGCAGTTCGTGGACCAGCAGATCAACGTGCTCGACTACATCGAAGGCCGGGGGCAGGTGCTCGGCTACTACACGCAGGAACTGAGAGACCGGGGCTGGGAGAAAGCTTATTGTGTGGTGCCGCACGATGCGGCGCAGACGCATGCTGACAATCCCACCGGCATGGATTTCGAGGCCCAACTGAATGCGGCCGGGTTCCACACAGAGAAGGTTCACAGCCCGCCAGGTATCGTGATGCAGCGCATCAGCAGGTCACGCCAGCTATTCCCGAAAGTCTGGTTCAACAAAGGCAAGACCGAAGCCCTGACAGATGCCCTTGGATGGTATCACGAGCGTATCGACGAAGACCGGGAGACGGGGCTTGGCCCTGACCATGACTGGTCATCCCATGGCGCTGATGCGTTCGGCCTGATGTGTATTCGCTACGAGCCACCACAGAAAGCGATCAATATTGAAATCGAAGACTATGGATACGTCTGAGGCCGATAAGGACCCGACTGCCCGGTTTGAGCTGGGTGGCGTCGAGGTAGCCATGGATGAGAGCACGCTGCTGGGCTATCTCCAGTCGGAGCGCCGGCAGTCCATCGGCTTCGAGGACAATGGCGACATCGAGGAACAGCGCGAAAAGGCCCTTGAGTACATCAAGGGTGAGATGAAGGACGTCCCGAGTAAGAAGAACCGGTCTTCCGTGGTCAGTTCCGACATTGCGGACGCGGTTGAGACCATCCTGCCGGATCTGATGGAGATATTCACGGGCGGTGAGGACATTGGCAGCTTCAAGCCGCAGGGCAAAGAGGACGAGGAGGCCGCAAAGCAGGAAACCGACTACATCAATGAGGTTATCTTCGACCAGAACCCCGGATTCTTCGTGCTGGAAAGCGCGGTGCGCGATGCGCTGGAGATCAAGACCGGCATCATCAAGTACTGGTGGAAGAACGACGAGGAGCAGGAGGAGCGGTTCGAGGGCAAGACCGCCCTTGAGATGGAGCTTGCCAGCGAAGAGGCTGAAATCATCGATGTGGAGCCCGCCGGGACCAGCAAGGATGGCCAGCAACTGGTCAATTTCACGGCCAAACGTATCGAAACCTATGGCTGCGAGAAGATCGAAAGCGTCGATCCGCAGAATTTTGGCGTCTCGCCGGACACGGTACGCCTGTGCGACACACCCTATTGCATCGAGAGGTCTTTCCCGCGCGCCTTCCAGCTGCTGGATGATGGATACGACAGGGAAAAGGTCATGCGCCTTCCTCCGTCCGCCGGCAACATGGATGATGAGCAGGACGCAGCCCGTGACACGGTGGACGAGAACGTCGATGCGGACACGGTGTACGATGATGACCGCCGCCGCGTTGAGGTGCACACCCACACAATCCGCATTGACCTGGATGGGGACGGCAAGTCCGAACTCTGGTGTATCGTCACGGACTGTGAAGAGAAGGTGATTCTCGACGCGTACAAGAAATCACGCGTCGGGTACGCGGCGGGCTCGCCGTATCGCCGGGCGCACCGGTTCTACGGCTTCAGCGTGGCTGACAAGCTGATCGAGGTCCAAAAGATCAAGACCAGTCTCATGCGCATGCTGCTGGACAATGGTTATTTTTCCCTGAACCAGCGCCATGAGGTGGCGGAGACGAAAGCGAGCGCAAACACGATCAATGATCTGCTGCGCAATGAGCCGGGCTTTCCCGTTCGGTCCAAGACGGGCGATGCGGTCAGGCCGATCACGAGCGCGGGCCTGAACTTTGATGCGGTCGGTGCGCTGGAATACTTCTCCACGGTCGGTGAGCAGCGTTCCGGTGTAGTGCGGAATGCGCAGGGGCTGAACCCGGACACGTTGCACGACACGGCAAAGGGCGCCATGGCGCTGATGACGGCCGCACAGCGCAGGATCCGCATGATCGCGCGGGTGCTGTCCGAAACGCTCCTGAAAGACCTGTTTGTTGGTGTGCACGGAGACATCCGGGAGCATTCGACCCGCGCCCAGAAGATACGCCTGCGCAACAAATGGGTGGATATTGATCCGACCAATTGGGGCAGCCGCGCGGACATGACGATTGAGGTGGGTGTCGGCTCCGGTGGCCGTGACATGGAGATCGTGGCGATCAAGGAGATCATCGGGTTACAGGCGCAGGCCATCGAGGCCCAGTCGGCAGGCATCATCAAGAACCCGATTGTGACCGAAGACGAGATTTACAATGCCAGTCGCCGGCTGGTGGAGCGACTCGGCATGAAGGCGCCTGAGCTTTACGTGCGCGATCCACGCCAGCCACCGGATCCTCAGTTGCAGCAGCAGGAAGAGGGGCCGAGCCCGGAAGAGCAGGCGGCGATGGCAGAAATGCAGCTCAAGCAGCAGCAGGCTCAGGCTGATCTACAACTTGAGCAGCAAAAGGCACAGGCACAGGTGCAGGCCGAACGCGAGAAGGCGCAGGCGACCATTCAGGCGATGCGCGAGAAGGCGCAGCTTGAAATCCAGTTGGCGCGTGAAAAGGCGCAGGCTGAAATGCTTCTTGCCCGCGAGAAGATGCAGGCAGAGCACGACCTTGCCCGCGAGAAGATGACGCTGGAGGCCCAGCTCAATGCCTACCGCGCACAGAACGAGGTGAACATGCCTGACAACCGGCCCGGCGGGAGACTGGACCAATGAGCACTGACAGCGAAAAACTGGCCTTCATGGCGCGGGCTGAACTCAGCCTGACGGCGCGGGCATTCGATGAACTCCGCAAGCGCTACATGGATGAACTGCTGAGCGCGACTACGCCGGAGGATGCTTACAACGGTGTCATTGCCGTGCGCTCCATCGACAGCGTGTTGAAGAGCTTTGACGCGATCATCGAAACCCCCGGAATTGAGAAGAGAGTGAGAGAGAACGAAGATGGCTGACGGTCTAAAGAAAGTCCCGGCGTCACCTTCTGCCCTCCGTCGTGCTCGAGAATTTCTGGTTCAATTTCCAATCGATCCCTCTCGAACAGTGGCTGAAATCTTACCAGAGATGGTTGTGACCAATATTTGGGGGCAACCTATTCCACCTGAGCGCCATTGCGCCATGATCAGATATACAGCGAGGTAAATACAATGGCTGACGGACAACAGACCTTTGACAGCGTGCAGGATTGGGTAGCGCATCGTTCTGAAGAGCGCGCCAAGGCGGCCGCGACCGCAGAGGCGGGCGAAGAGCTGGAGAATGAAGACCTTGAAGCAGGCGCCGGTGATGGCGACGCGGAAGAGGTCGAGACCGAGATTTCCGAAGAGGCTGACCCGGCCTTCGAGGAAGGCGTGCAGGCGTCGGGCGATGAGCCCGATAGCGAGCATGTTGACGAAGTGGAGCAGGAAGCGGCACCGGCAACGCCGGCAGTCGAAGCCCCACAGCATCTGATGGGTGACGAGCGTGAAACGTTCGCAAAGCTTCAGCCGGAGGCACAAAAGATTGTGGCCGAACTGGCAAAGCGGGGCGAGGCGGCTTTCACGCGGAAGCAGCAGGAGTTGTCCGCCACGCGCCAGCAGTTTGAGCAGCGCATGGAGGGGCTCGATGGCTTCATCACTGAGACTGAAAAACAACTGAAAGAGTACGAGCAAGTCGATTGGGAAGCTGCCGCGCAACAGCTCGACCCGAGAGACTACCAGGCTCATCAGGCGCGTTTTCAGGCTCTCAGGCAGCAACAAGCGGAAGCTTCCGAAAGGCGATCCGAAGCGGAAAAGGTCGAACTCCAGCACTACACACGGGAGCAAGGGCAAGTCCTTGTCTCGATGGCAGAGAAAGACCCGACTGCAAAGGCTCTGATCGATCCCGCCGAAAGCGGGAAGCGCATGGGGGAACTGAAGGAGTACCTCAAAGGGCAGGGCGTCGATGACGCCACCCTTATGTGGGCCTCGGCCCCCGCCGTCGTGCTCGGCTACAAGGCCATGCTCTACGATCGTGCACAGAAAAAAGCCTCCGAAAAACCGCTGCCCCAGAAGCGGCCTGCAGGCAAGACGGTATCCCCGTCCACGCCAGCCCAGGCTCAAACGTCAACAGGCAAGAGGCTTCAGCAACTCAGCGCCAAGGACGATTTGTCCCCGGCTGAGTTCAAGGAGTTGATGCGCCTCAAACGAAACAGGAAACAGTAGCAATGGCTGCCCCTACCAATACCCTGCTGCAGGCAGGTACGGTTGGCATTCGCGAGGATCTTGAGGATTCCATCTATCGCGTTGCCGCCGAAGAGACGCCCTTTTCCAACAACATCGGCAAGATGAAGATCAAGGGCACGTTCCACGAGTACCAGACGGAATCGCTGGCCGCGCCGAGTGCGACCAACGCCCACCTTGAAGGCGATGATGTCGGGACGCTGGATACGGCACATACGACCGTGCGCGTCTCCATGCGTCCGCAGATTCTTCGCATGACGGGTGGTGTGTCGCGTACCAACCAGCTTTCTGATCGCGCGGGCCGTGAGGACTCGCTGGATGAGCAGAAGATGATCAAAGGCATCGAGCTTCGGCGAGACCTTGAGATTCGCATCATCGGCAACTATGCATCCAATGCAGAATCAGGGTCCACCACCCGCAAGACGGCCGGCGCGCTTGCATGGATTGAAACCCATGACAGCATCGGTGCTGGCGGATCGTCTGGCGGGTATTCTTCGAGCGACACGGCAGCGGCCTCCAACGGCACACAGCGCGCGTTCTCGGAGAGCCAGATCAAGTCTGTTCTGGCCACGGCATTCGGCAACGGTGCCCGCATGTCGCAGGCCTATATGTCGGGGACACACAAGCAGGAGTTCTCTGCTTTCTCCGGCATCGCGGACATCCGCAAGTCGGTCGGCGGGGACAAGCAGGCCACGATCATCGGCGCGGCAGATGTGTATGTATCGGACTTCGGCAATATCACGCTGATCCCTCATCCGTATGGCCTGTCCCGTGACTGCCTGCTGATCGATCCGTCCGGCTGGGCCATCGGCACCTATGATGGCGTCAAGACCGAGCCGCTGGCCAAGACCGGCGACTCCGACAAGTTCATCATGACGGCTGAAAAGGGCCTGATCTGCAAGAACGAGCTGAAAGGCGCGGCAGTCCGCGACCTGGCCTGATGAGGAGGGGCGGGGATTGGCCCCGCCCTTTCCACAATTGGAGAGACCCATGACCGAAAAACGCAAATCCGCCAAACGGCAGGAACTGGAGGCGCAAGCCACCGAATACGGTGTTGCATTCGATGATTCCACGACCAATGGCGACCTCGAAACGGCCATTCTGGAAGCGATGGAAAAGGCTGTCGCAGAAGAGGCGGCACCAGAGCCTGCCCCTGAAGCGAAACCGAAGCAGGAGAATGCCGCGCTGGAAGGCGATGATGGCCCGGTTTCCGCAGAAGAGCCGGAGAAGCTCCCACCCATCGAGGCCCTGCACAACAAGCTGGTCGCCTATGGCGTGGCGAAAGATGAGTGCCCATCCGATATCGAAGAGTGCGAGATGCTCCTCACACAGGTGCTTCAGGCCCGCAAGCAGGCAGCCGAAAAGCGGCAGAAAAAGGATGAGGGTGACTATTTTGGCAAGAAGGCCAAGGTACGCATCACGAAAATGGGCGATGGAAAGGTTTCCACCGGCCGGTATATCGCGGGCATCGGCAATCTCTGCTACGCGCAGGACCAGACCCCGATCGTCCCGCTTCTGTCGGCTGAGGCGCTGGAAGAGAAGGGCTACGCAGAGATCCTGGAGCGCAAGGGATGAGCACACTCGGCGCGCCGGCAGGGTTCAAGCCCTTCTATTTCTCTTCGCAGGGGATCCAGTGGTATCGCCGCAACAATGGCGACGGCACAGTTGATTATGCGTTCAATGAGGACGTGGAGGCCATCCTTGACCGCAACAAGGCGATGGCCAACCACAATTCCGGGTGGATGTCGGAAAAGTGGGGACGGCGCCGTGCGAGCATCCCGCTCAGCCTGATTATGAAGTGGAAGAACGAAGAGGGCTGGGATGCCTTCGATCCGGCCCATCAGGACAAGCTGAAGCAGAAGCTCCGCGACCCGGATTACAAGTGGCTGCTGACGGCGGATTATTACGACTGATGGCCCTCGACACTTATGCAAACTTGCAGACTGCCATTGCCAACTGGATCTGGCGGACGGGCGAAACTGCGACCGTTGCGGCAATTCCGGACATGATCACCATGGCGGAGGCGTATTTCAACCGCGTCCTGCGCTGCGATGACATGGATGCAGTGTCGGCAACGCTGGCGTTCACGGATGGCGTGGCATCTGTGCCAACGGGGTTCCGGCAGATGAAGTCCGTCCGTCTGGTGGCGGACCCGGGCGGCCGGCTGACATATCGCCCGATGGATTACATCGAGAATCTCGATGACGATGCCACGCAGGATCCGGTTTACTGGACACGCGTGGGCTCTGAGTTCCATATCTGGCCACGCAAAACCGTGACGCTGCGGGTTCGCTATCGTGAGGCCATCCCGGCGCTGACGGGTAGCAACCCATCCAACTGGTTGCTGGCAAAGCATCCCGATCTCTACCTCAATTGCGCTTGCTCGATGGGTGAGCAGTACGTGATGAACGACCCGCGCATAGCGATCTGGAAAGCGGAGACCATGCGCATCATCGGGGAAATCAACGGGGAGGACTTTCTCATCGCGGGGGACGGGCTCGAAGTGGCCCCGAGTGTCGGAACGGTCATCTGATGGCGCTTGCGAAGCTGAAATTCCCACCTGGCCTTGACCGCACCGGCACGGAATACCAGGCGCAGGGCCGCTGGTACGATGCGGACCTTGTGCGCTGGTTCATGGGCAAGCTGAGGCCAATCGGTGGCTGGGCTTCGTTGGCGACAGACTTCAGCGGCACGGTCCGCATGATGCACTCATGGGAAGACAATAGCGGCGTTTCCCGCGCCGGTGTGGGGTCCAACTCCAATATCTACGTTGTTACAACCGCGGGCACGAAGACGGATGTGACGCCATCCAGCGGGTGGAGTTCACAGGCAGCTTCCAGCACGTGGACGCTCGATAATCTCGGTCAGCTGATGATCGGCGTGAACGATGCGCATAACGTGATCTATACGTGGACGCCGGGCGATGCCGAACTGACCGCCCTCGAAGATGAAGGAGGCGCCTCCGGTGTGCCGGCCGCCAATGCCGTTTTCGTCACCAATGAGGGCATTCCGGTAGCCCTCGGTGCAGATGGCAATCCCTACACGGTCGCATGGTCCGACAAGGACGACATCACGGATTGGACAGCATCCCCGACCGATCTTGCCGGCGATCTTGTCGTGCAGGCGTCGGGCGGATTGCAGGCGGGCCGGAACATTCGGGGCGGGTCGCTCATCTGGTCCACCGAAAGCCTCTTTCTGATGCGCTATGTGGGCCTTCCGGACGTTTACGGTATCGAGAAGGTCGCAGACGACTGCGGGGCCATCAGCCGGGGCTGCATGGTCGCCGTCGATAACATGGCGTTCTGGATGGGCAAGACCGATTTTCATGTCTGGAACGGGTTTGTTGACCAGATCCCCTGCACGATCTGGGATGACGTATTTGGCGCGATCAACCGTTCCTATGTGCACACCGTCCGGGCCTGTCATGTCTCCGAGTTCAACGAGATATGGTGGTTCTTTCCAACGGGCGTAAGCACTGAGCCGAACAAGGCGGCGGTGTTCAATTACAAGGAAGGGCACTGGACCTATCACACGATCAGCCGGACGGCCTGTCTCGGCCGTGGACACGGGTTCGATGATCCGCTGATGATGACCTCTTCGGGTGTGCTGTACGAGCATGAGAGCGGGGACACGCATACAGGTGCCGGCACCCCGTTTGCGCGCTCCGGGCCGCAGGAAATCGGTAGCGGCGATGTCACCATGCATGTGCGCCGGTTCATCCCCGATGAGGCCACAGCCGGCGACTGTGACGTATATTTCTATTCCCGCCTGTTCCCGAATGCGACAGAGACGGAATACGGCCCCTTCAGCTCTGCCAATCCCGCGCACGTCCGGTTCATGGGGCGTCAGGTGGCCATGAAGGTCATCCAGTCGGAAGCGACAGACTGGCGGGTTGGCGATTACCGCGTTGATGCTGTTCCGGGAGGGCTGCGCTGATGGCTGACCCGATCCCGCTCAGCGCCCTGCCGCGCCCGAAGACGCCGGAGAAATACGACCGGCGCATCACGGAAGAATCCCTGCAGTGGTTTGAGCGTGAGCTTGCGCACAAGATGGACACGCGGCGGGATGCGTACCTCGGTGTCGGCAAATCCCTTGTACTTACCAGCGAGACGACAAACACACCCTACAAGCTGGGCCTCGATGCCGACGATTACCTGACCCTGACGAACTACAAGACGGGCGTTGTCGGGACAGTCGTGATCGACATGCCGCGTGTGGACGGGCTCGTGCAGGAGTTTATCGACGTCCGCTCGGAATTTGCAGCCGCGGACGACACGCTTGCGGCCTCCGTTTCCGCAAACGCCCTGGCGATCACGGATGCCGAGACGGCAATCGGCACCCTCGAGACGGAAGTGATCGCCGCCCGTGACGGTGAGGCCAGCCTCGCAGCCAAGATCGGTGTGGTCGAGGCGGCGGTCGTGTCCGGCGATGGCGCCAATGCCACCCGGATCGAAACGGTGGCGGCGCGAGCGTCGAGCCCGAACCTGCTGGTCAACACCGATTTCGAGGGCGGGCTCTACGGGTATAATACCGGCTGGAATGGCGGCGTCACCATTGCGGCACGGGGCCTGAACTGGCCGGGGCAGCACAGTGCGCGCAACGTCATGTACGTCTTTGTCAGCGGGACACCGGCGGCAGGTAATGAGTTCGATCTGTACGGAACGGGCTGTTACTTCATCAATTGGACCGTAAGTGATGCCCGGAATTTCGGGGTTCCGGTCAAGCCCGGTGACCGGATTCATGTGAGCTGGGACGTTGCATCCGTGAATTTGGGGACTGCGCATGTTTATGCGCAGTTCCATGACAAGGATGGCGTTTATGTTACACAATCGATTGTCGCCTCCGGCACCGGCACCGTGGGGGAGCCAACAGGGCTTCCATCTGATTTCACCCGTATTGGGGGGTTCATAACGGTTCCATCAGGCTGTTATGTGGCCGGTACGTTTGTGCGGGGTGTGACGAACGGCGCCGGCAATCCCGGCCTGTGGGGCACGGCCCCGATGATCGGGTTTGCGACGGATGCAGCCCAGACGACGCTGCCGGACTATGTGCCGGGGCGGGAGGCTTCGACGGCGTCAGTCACCACTTTGACGAATGCCTTTGTCGATCCGTCCACCGGGGCCGCCTTTGCTTCGTTCGACGTTGAGGCGGCCGCTGGTGGCTTCTCTGCCATGCTGCGCATGTATGCCGGAGACGGTACGTCAAGCATCGGGCTTTACGCGGAGCAGTTGTTTCTCGGTAACAACACCGTCTTCGAGGATACGTACAACACGTTCTATAACACGTATTCGAGCAAGCGCCTACGGATATTCGGGCCGTTCGGGGCATCGGGGGACATTGTGGACTGGTACGGCCCCACCAGCGTCGCGTTGAACAGCGAGACGAAGACGAACGGCTATTTCGCGCGGGCCACGGATGGGAAGACCTATGCGGACGGCGCGGAGCTGACCGGCCCGCTCTCGGTCTCGATTTCGGGGAGCATGGTCTTCGAGGAGACGGACGGTGCCGCCTCTACGGTAACGACATCGACTGCAACCGCCGTGGCAAGCGGGGGCGACGGCTCTTACACCTACCAATGGGCGATTGTCGGGCGGTCCTATAATGGCTCGGCGACGAGCGTCAACCTGGCGCTCGATTTTTCAGCCAGCTCCGCGTCCCAGCGGATCGAGCTGTCGAACTGCCCGAGCTACTTCCTGATTTACTTCACCGTCATGGTGACCGTTACCGACGGCCAGGGCGCGCAAACGACTGCGGTCCTTGAGGGTTACGCCAACTCCGTCCCGGAAGGCGGCGGATGATTTTTCACTTTCAGGAGAAATGGACATGAAGACACTTGTTACCGCGATAGGGCTTGCGGCCCTCTCAGCCTGCGCCACCGGTCCCACGGTGAAGTTCAATGGCCGGGAAGCGCCGGAGGAGTCGTCCGGCTGGCCTGCATGGATCGTGGGCGGAACGGTTGCCGGGCTTGTCGTTTACGGCATTGCCGCCAGCGCCGGAGACGATCATGAGAGCACAGGTGTCCGTCCGGATGTCGTGTCCGAGCCGGAGACGAATTGATCCGATGCGGGATGCGGACATCATCTCGGCGATAGAATGGACGACAAGCGTCGCCCCGGACGCCCGTGGCGGTCCACGCTGGGCGATCTCCGGCAATCTGAAGCCGCTGAAGCCGGGCGACAAGCCTGTGGGCGCGTCGCGGAATTTCCGGATGACCGGAGCGCGTAAGGTTTACTTCGCTGTGAAGATGGCCCGCATCCAGCAGGAGATCATCGAGCGCTACCGGCATTACAATGAAGGCCCGGGCGATCCGCCGGACACGCGGGCGGCTGACCTGATGGCTGCGGCAGAGGTGCGGGATTAGTGGTGGTTGAGCTTGAGGGGCGACGCGCCGAGGCCCTGCGTCTTGGCTATGAGGCAACGGACTGGCGTTTCGGGAGATATGCGTCAGAAGGCGCAGCACGAACTCGCTCATCTTTCTGACTGGCGCAAGAATGGCGAACAGGTGCCTGAGCATGGCCAGAGCTTTCGAAACGAATGCCGGAAGATCGTCACGAAGCGTCCCAGGCATTTTTGCAGAGGGTTCTACTGATGCCCACTGACGAGCAGATCAGGGACTGGATTACCGAGAGCCTTGAGCGAAGCCCCTGCGGATGGACGCTGGAGGAAATTCTGTCGGGGATCGCCTCAGGCGACCTGCGGGCGTGGGTCGGTGAAAACTCAATCGCTGTGACGGGCCATATCCCGGTGGAGACGGTACTTGCGGCGGCGGGGGACGGAGAAGACCTGACCCGCACCATGCAGTTCGCAGCGAACAGGATGCGTGAAGTCGGCATTGAGCGCCTGATGATCGAGAACACCCGAAAGGGCTGGTTCAGGCGGTTGAGGCCATTCGGGTTCAAGGCCTTTCACGGCCTCTACCTTGATTTGTAGGAGAACGGCATGTCCGGATCGAAGCAGAAATCCAGGAGCAGCTCGTCAACGACGCAGACGCTCAACCCATGGTCCCAGAACCAGTGGCAGACGCAAGCTGACCAGATTCGGGACAACATTGCCGATTACAAGAACGGCATTGCCGGATATGGCGGTGACCTGACGGCCGGGATTTCCGATGCAGAGCAACGGGCCGGCGGCCTGATCGACCAATATACCGGCAGCTGGCGGCCACAGATGGATAACCTGACGGGCATGCTGGATGCTGCCAATTTCACACAAGTGAGCCCGCAGACCTTCGCGGACTTCAACGCGGACACTTACGTGAACCCATACGCACAGGACATGATCGATGCCACGAATGCCGATCTCCAACTGGCAGCGGATCGCCAGCGCGCACAGAGCACGTCCGACAGCCTGACCAATAATGCATGGGGCGGGTCGCGTCAGGGTGTGCGGGAGGGTATGTTGGATGAAGGGCTCCTGCGCGCCATTGCGAACAATGAGGCGAGCACGCGCTACAATGTCTGGAATGCCGGGGCAGATCGTTTCTATCAGGATGTGGGTAATCAGACCGCAGCAGACCAGTACAACAATGACCTGCAACTGACTCGCACGCAGGGCCTCGCCGGGCTTCTCGACCAACAGCAGGGCTACCAGAACGAGGACATCCAGCGCCTTATGGATTATGGCGCGACCACGCGCAGCATTGAGGACCGGGCGCTTGCAGCGCAGTATGCCGACCGCCTTCGCCAGCGTCAGGAAGAACAGACGGCTCTCGGTCTGGACTTCGGGCTCCTCGGGTCGATTCCGATGCTGGTCAATACGACGGGCGAGAGTTCCAGCGTGCAGAGCAGCAATCCAGGTGCGCTTGGCATTGCCGGCACATTGATGGGCGGAGCGGGAGCGATGTTCGGAAGTAACGGCCTGTTCGGGACCGGTGGTATCTTCGGGCCAAAGGCATAGGGGACGCACATGTTCGCACCAAGGCATCTCATGCGGCAGGTTCCGGGCGCCATCGCGCCTCAGGCGACACCCCGGAACACGCGGCCGTCCCGTGGCCTGTTCGGGGAAAAATATTCCGCACCTAAAGCGAACTGGGCAGACAAGCTCGGACTCGTCGGCGCCATGCTGACGGACCTCGACCAAGGCGGGGGGACGGCGAATACGGCGGCAGCAAAGGCCCAATGGGACGCCTATGTGCAGGACGCTCAGGCGAAGGCGCAGGCTGAAATGGAGGCCACGCGCGAAGCTGCCCTGCGGAAGATTCTTGGTCAGACCGTCACCGATCCCCGTCAGGCGGCACTGCTGCAGGCCGGCGCCCCCGGCGCAACGGAGGCATTGACGGAACAGGCGTTCGCGCCGAAAGACCCGTTTGTTATCAACAGTCAGGTCATTGACAGGGAGGACCCGACGCGGGTGATTGCTGATTACAGAACCCCTGAGGCGCCGGCAGACCAGTGGGAAGATGTTCAGCTGCCGCCCGGCATGCCGCCAGGATACTATCAGCGCAACACGAACACCGGTGCCGTCAAGCGCGTGGCCGCCCCGCCGAATGCGGGAGTGACGGTGAATACCGGTGACGTCACTGCCGGAAACCGCCCGATCACCGACAAGCCGCCGAAGGACTTCCAGCGCATCTGGGATCCAGAGACGGGCAGCTATCGTGATGAGCCGATTCCCGGCTCAGATACCGCGCGCGAGCGCGAAACCTATGCCGTCAAGTCGGCCGCCGCCCAGCGTGCGGACGATGAGCAGTTTGATACGATGACGCGCAATATCGACAGGGCCATGGAGCAGGCAAGTTACTGGTCTGCCGGCCTGATGTCACAGGCCACCAGCCAGATCGGCATGACGCCAGCCCGGAACCTCCGCGCCACACTGGATACAATCGTCGCGAACATCGGTTTCGACAAGCTGAATGAGATGCGTCAGACCAGCCCGACCGGCGGCGCCCTCGGTCAGGTAACGGAACGCGAACTTGCCTTCCTGCAATCAGTGCGCGGCTCTCTGGATCAGGCCCAGAGCCCGGATCAGCTCCGCAGGACGCTGCAGGATGTGAAGGATTCGCTTGGCCGCCTATATGAGGCGCGACGTATCGCGGCACAATTGAACATGACGAACAGCGGAGAGCGTACCCCCTCGGGCAATCTGAATGAGGACCCGAATATGAATGAACTGCTGCAGTACATGACACCCGAGGAGCGGGCGTTATTCGAGGGTCAGCAATGACACCTGAACAGCAACGCGCCCTCGCACTGGCCCGCGCCCGCAAGCGCAAGGCTGAGGCGGAAGGCATTCCCGCCCCGTCGATGGCGACAGGGGCGCCGAACTTCATGAACGATGGCATAGACCTTGTGTCACCTTATGCGTCCCTTTCGAAGGAGGATCGTTTGCGGCGCAACGCAGCAAATCGCAGACTCGCCTTTGAGGAAAGCAGGGCGGGAGATGCAGACAAGCAAACATCCGGACTTGAGGCATTCGGCATTGGTGGCGTCAACGCTCTTTCGTTGGGCAATTATGCTGGGGTTATGGCGTCACATGAGCAGGCGGCGCGGGAGCGCCGCAAACTTCCAATGTATGGAAATCCGCTGCTTGAGTATGCGCAGGACAAGATTGGTGATCTGTTGAAGCCCGGAAACGAAAGCCAACAGCAGCGGGAGGCTTACGAAGATCAGTGGCAGGGCAGACAGGGCCTCGCCGCCACGGAAAATCCCGCTCCCTATATGGGGGGTGAAATAGCGGGATACCTTGCGCCGGGATCTGCCCTCTGGAAGGCTGGAGGCCGGGCTGCGCGGGCTTTGCCATTTGCCGATGATGTTGCCCGCCTCGCCGGAGGCACCAGGGCAACTTCCTATGCGGGACGCCTTGCGGGAGCCGGAGCGGCATTTACGGGTGATGCTGCGGTATTCGGTGGAACTGTCGGTGCCTCTGATGAGGCGGCGATTTCGGCCGCGCAGGGAAATCCCATTGAATTGTCACCAGCTGACCGACTGAAGGTTGCCCGGCAATACGCAACAGCAACGGTTCCGATAGAGACGCCTGCAGGAAAGCTGCCCGTGCCGGTGAACTTCGCCGCCCCCGTGGTCGGTTCCGCACTCCAGCGCACTGGAAATATGCTGGCCAAGGGGTATGCCACCCCGGATGATATTGCCGCTCGCGTCTATGAGACTCAGGGCCGCACTCCGTTTAAGGGAAAGGCTGCGGCCTCAATCGCCAGAGCCGGACAGACGCTTAATGGGACGGTTACGCCCAAAAATATCCGGGGTTTCCGGGGTATCGAGAACGCGCTTACCGATGCGCTTCAGGGCGTCGAGGTCAACGGCGTCAGTCTCTCCAGGGACCAGATCCGTAACCGTATAGCAACGGGGTTCGATAACATCCGCCAGAGCGTTCCGACTCTGGACGAGCCGGGCGTTGACCTTGCGCGTCTCATAGAGCGTGAGTTTTCGAATGATGCTCCGCAGATACAGGAAACGATCCGTCGGTTTCTCCTGAAGGTGGGGCTTGATAGCCCCACCGGAAGGACGCTTCTCCAAAATGCGACGAATGAGATTCGTGGACAACAGGCCGATACCCTAACAGATGAAGTGACCCGCCAGTTTGGCGGGCAGTCCAAAACTGAAGCAAAAACGGTCCTCAAGGGTAACAAGAAACTTATTCGGGAAAAAGGGTATTCTCAGGCATTGGGGTCTCTTGATCTTGACGCGCCGGGGCAGCAGGAGGCGCTGAATGTCCTGTCTGCCGGCTCAGAATACAGGACGCTTTTGAGTGAGCCTGCTCGCAACGCGGGAATGACTGTTGATGATTTTGTCCTGAAAAATCCATTGCGGGCGCTGCATGAAGTGCGCTCACGCCTTCTTACCCGTGCCCGGGATTTGAGGGAGGGAGGGGCGCCAAATTATGACCTTGAAGACCTGACGGCACAGATGGCCGGTATTCTTGACGCAAATGTCCCCGGCTATAACCAGCTTCGCAACATGTTTCGCTCGGAAGCTCAGGCATATGAGCGGATGGGAACGACCCGGGGCGCTGAGGGCGGCACGGGTGGGGAGCTTAGATACAGCCCGGGATTCGGGGAAAAGCTCCTTGGCGGCACGCCAGCGACACCCGGCATCACGTCCCGTCAGGAGGGACGTGACGTTGCTCGCGATGTTTTTGCGGGAATGGATGATAAGTCAAAGCGTACGGCCGCTTATAGCGTGAGGGACGTCATCCTGTCGGATCTGGACCGCGCCCGTGCCGCTGGCGTAGATGACCGCTACGCCGTCGCAGCAAAGTTCCAGCGCCTGCAGACGGAAGGCGCCCTGAAGGCCCTGGAAGAAGTTTTCGGGCAGGAAGGCGCGGCCATTGGCCGTCGTGTTCGTCAATTTGTGGACGCGAACCAATATGCGCGCGATATTGATCCAACATATAACTCCCTGACGGCTAATAAACTGGAATCGCAGAAGAGTGGAGCGGTGCCGTTTGCCTCGTCAATTGGCAGAAATGCGGCTGGCGCAAATAATGCGCTCAGTGAATCTGCCATGGTGGACGCCGCCCTGATTCTTGGTGGGGGGGTACATGCGCCGATCATGTCCGCCATGCGCGCGCCCGGCATTATAACAAAGATGCTCCAACCTTCTGCAAGAACGCAACAGGGCATTGCTGAAACTCTACTCCGCCAGCCAATCCAAAACCCGCGTCCTCCACGGAGCCCCCCCCCTCTGCCAATTGCTCCGCTGACGCCAAATGATCTTCCGTCCGCCTCGCCGCCCGCCGGCGGCAGTATTGTCGAGCAATTGCCGCAGTATACAGCCAATGCTTTTGCTCGCAATGAATCAGGTAGTATTAGACCTTCGATGGCAGGCACGTTGATGACTGTTGGCGGAGCAGGGGCGGGCGCCACTAACCCTATTGATTTCAATAAGGATGGTGAATTTAGCGCCGAAGAACGGGCGGCGACGGCAGCTCTTTATGGTGGCGCGGCTTTCGGGGCCAAAAAAAATATGGACCTTTACGGTAAGCTCGCCGATCGGGCTGCGGGACAAGTTACCACAACAAAGATTCCAACCACTTATGCAGAGGCTAAAGACGCAGCCGTTCTTCTGAATGGTAACCGGGATTTGATGGACTCGGCTCGAATACTTGGGCTGAAAATCAGCCGTTTTGATTTATATGGGCCAAATGGAAAAGTTGTTCAGGCTCAGGTGATGCGAGAAAAACGGCGAGCATTGGAGGCCGCAAAAAAAATTCTGGATGATGATTTGGCCAAGCAAGGAAAGGATGCTCGATTCATCATCGATGATGGTGTCTCATCGATTGAATGGGGTGCGCCACCCCTTGAGGTTGTAAGGCCAGAAAAAGCTGAAACTCAATACCGCATTGCGGCCGACAATGGCGTGCCCGTATCGGGACCGCAAAGATCCTCCGCCCCCACAGCGGATATTTTGCCATTCAAGCCCCGCGAGCCCGGCCCCGGTAACGGCATCCACGCAGATTTCCTCGCCAACCAGATGAAACCCCGCCCGCCAGGCTTCACGGGCGGACCTCTGACGCAAATGCGGGGTGCGCTCGGAGTCGGCGACAATCCGGTTCCTGGTAACAAGCCCCCGAAGATCAGGAAAGACATGCCAGTCGGACGCCCGCCCAAGGGCGGCAACCCGAAAATCGGGCAGGGCGACATGATCCGCCAGCAATACGAGGGCACCAGTCCGCCACGATTGCCACAGGGCCCGATGACGGAGGCCCAGCTGGCTGAACGCAAGATGCGGGAGACCGTCAACCCGCTCCTCAATGAGGGCCTGTCCAGTGAGGCAATCCGCCAGCGCACTGGCATCCAGACCATGGTCTACAAGGGAAAGGCTTTCATTCTCCCGGAATCGTTTGCGGGCACGCCATCAGAGGACGTACAGCGCGCCTTCTATGAAAGCCTGTCACTTCCGTTCGAACAGCGCCCGAAATGGGTGCAGGAAATCATCCGTGCGACCGGTGACAGCGAGGAGACGGCCCTCAAGGCGCAACGCCAGTGGGACCGCAACAATCCGATGATGCTGGATACGCCGCCTCCGCAAGCCTCCGGCAAGGGCCGGGTGCCAAAGGCCGCCCTTCTCGGCGGACTGGGCGCCGTGGGGGCAGGGACAGCCTATTACATGAGCCGACCATCAGGATCGACTTCCACTGAAGCTCTTCCGAGGAAACGCTAATGCCATCTCTCTATGATCGCGCAGGTCACCGCTGCCGCCAGAATATTCTGAGGGCATACCCGGCCCATCGGCAGGCACACCTCACAGCGGATGATCTACCCGCCTTCGAGGCGTGGAAAGCTGTGAACATTGATCACCTGAAGGCCCTGCGCGATGCCATCGTTGCAGGGGAGACTCCGGACATCGATCGTGGGTGGCCGGTGCCTGGAGAGATCGTGCGCCCCGCCGGCACTGTCAGCGGTGAGGAGCGGCACGGGGCGGCCCCGGTGGC